GCCGAGTCCTGAGCAAGAAAAAATAAAAATAGAGGCAGAGGCTCTTAGTAGAGAGGCCAAAAGAGAACTAGCGGAAGCTAGGGAAATGGCAATTATTCTACGTAATATGAGAGAACGAAATCACTTTGCGTCTAGCTTCCGAAAAGCACTGGGAGGAACTGATGGAAGTTAGAGACATTCTCATTACTGAAATATGGATTGGGGCTGTCATTACAATTCTTGTGACTGTGGGCTATGGAATCATTGCTCCGTGGTACAAGCAATCGGCTGGTAGGTATATCTTTGGACTGCTCTTGTCCCTGAGTCTGCTGTTGATTAATTCAGTAGTCGGAATATTCTTTCCGGGGCTGGAAGGTAGGCGGTTAGTTGGAGCACTGTTATTCGGCCTGTATATTATGGCTATTTCGGCCATAGGGTTCGGAATATACAGAGCACAGCTTAACGGCTATCGTAAGCGTAAGTTCGTAGAGCAGGAAAAAGAGAGGCATCGGCAACTGTGAGTACTGGCTTTTATCTGCTGGATAATCCTAACCCGAACGCCCCACAGTACGCCTATCCCCGGCGTGGAGTCAGAGGAAAGCTTACTGGTACGTGTATCGTTCATACCGCTGAGGGCTACGGCGCTGAGGGTATGGCGGCATTTATCGCAAGGCGTTCGGATTACGGTTCCTACCATCGGTTGTCTGACTGGAATGTACGAATTCCCATGCTTCCGTGGGAATACGAAGCATGGCAGGATTCGGAAACGAATAACTGGGCTGTGGGAATCTCAGCCGCAGTAAAGGCCGCTGACTGGTACAAGATTGATCCCGATAAAAGGGAACGGGTATACCGTAATATGGCTAAGGACGGCGCAGAGTTCGTTATTTACATGAGGGAAAGTTATAATGTGGAGGTTCCTCGTGTACGTATAACAGGCGAGCAGGCTAGAGCCAGTGTACCCGGTTTTTGTGCCCACGGAGACTCAGGTATTCACCGATCCGATCCCGGCAGGGATTTCGATTGGAACTTGTTTTTCCAATATATCAACGAAGAACTCGAAGGTGATGAATTGTCTACCGAACAATACAATGAACTCAATCGAAAACTCGATGTGGTACTCGAATTTACCCATCGAGCGCGCGAAGTCCTGAATGCTTTGGAGGACTCAGGAACCCGCGCTGATGTGGACGTCATTTTGGGTCTATTTAAGACTAAAGATAACTCTACAATCTACGAACTAAAAGACGGAAAGCTTCGCGGCCTCAGTTATGAAGAATGGGTTTTGATGGGCCAACCAGCCCCTCGGATAGTTACTCAGGACAAGCTCGACGCCTTTAAAGCCAAGCTGGCAAAGCAAAATGTCGGAGATACCGCTTAAAGTGGCTGTAGTTGCCAGTCTGGAAATGGGACTGACAATCGGCCTAGCAGTAGTAACTTACTATTCAATGAGAGTAATAGTCACTGCCACCAGACAACATAGGTGGCAGGGCTGGAGAGAGTTGTAATAATGGAACTGTGGTTGCCTTCACAGCTAAGTCAGGAAATGATCGACTTGGCTCAGGAATTGAATGACAAGTACCCCAACCTGTCACTCGCATGGATTCCGCCTGAAAACAGGGGTGAAGGCGACGACAGGCCATTTGCTATCGTCCAGATTGACCGGGACGGTAACCAACTGGCTATTATCCACAGAATGAGCCAGTTTGAAGTACACGGCGCATATATCTTTAACTGGCTGTGGGCTAACGACTCACAGCGGGTGGACGTATACGACCAGTATCTGAAGCAACTCGAAGCTGAGCAGGCTAAGCGTGAACAGCAGAATACCGAGAAGATCAACCAAATGGCCGAGGTCGTTCATTCGGTTGCTAAATCGCCTCTGCATACCTACCGGATTAATGGCCGGAAGATCGGTACTGATAACTACGAACCAAGGATCGGACGGGAAGTAGAAAATGCGGAGTCGTAAGCAGGCTAATGGAGCACACGATATGCTCTATAGGGTTCCGCCTAATAAGTGGAAAGATAACCCCTACAAAGACCCTAAAACCGGTCAAACTACTACTCTAGGTCAGAAGCTTGATGCAGACAGAGCCAATGCTCCAAAGCCTCGTGACTTCAGCGCTCTGGATAATGCGAAGGTAAACTCTACTCCTGAGCAGAATAACTCGAAACGTAAAGCCCTACTGGACGTACTGAATCAATATAAGAGGTAAAGATGCCGGTTGAGCGTTATTCCAAGACGGTTAATGACGTTATTACTGCGGTAAAACGTCAGTTTGGCGACGAATCCGGCCAGCAGATTACAGATGCTGATATCAGTGCATGGGTGTCTGATGCCCAGCGGGAAATCGTCATTAACAATCCTGAAGTCAATCAGGATATGGTTCAGTTCAACATCACTGCCGGTACTGCCCAGTATCCGGTACTGGCTAATGTTCCCGATATGTTGGTCATTCACAGCCTGCACTACAATGGGGAGTTTCTTAGGAATCTCTCATTCCAGCAGGCTCAGGAATACATCATTCGGGAGAGTGATACCACTGAAGATACTCGTCCTGCCTTCTGGTACGAATGGGCAGGGGTTATCAACTTCTGGCCTAAGCCGAATACCAGCATTACCAACGGTGTGACGATCTTCTATTCCAAAGCACCGGACGAGATTACCAGCACCGGCGTTATTCTGAGCGTACCTGACTCTTACTTTAAGAGTGTGGTCGATTTCTGTATGACACAGGCATACGAAATGGACGATAACGCTCAAATGGCGCAGGCGAAAGCCACCCAGTTTGAAACGTCCATGCAGAAGCAGGCCAACCGCCAGCGCTCACAGGACAACTTCTATCCCACAGTCACTTGTCTACCGGAGGATACGGATTACTAATGCCGGGGAAACCAATTGCTATCGGCCCGTTTACGGGGGGACTCAACAATATCTCTCTTGCGGGTGAAGCAAGGGACTCGGAAGTAGTCGATCTTATCAACCTTGAAGTAACGGTGGATCAGGCCCTTACTTCTCGCCCGCCCATTGAGGCTATTGCTGGCTCTACATTGCCTTCCACCAATACGATTGGCTGGGAGGTTCTTGGCGTTTACCGGGTAACCACATCGGAGTGGTATCTTATCGTCACTGTTCCCAAAGACGGTACGACGAATACTGATACAACAGTCAAGGCTTACCTGAACGGTATTATCGGCGCTGGGGAATCTGTCACCACTATCAAGCAGTCTGTGGGCATATCCAACCGGGTAACCTCAATGGTTCAGTTCAAGGAATACCTGTACTTCAACGTGGATGCCGGGGCCACGGACACCGGATTCCGCTGGAAGAAGGGTGACGGGGTAGGCGGTTCCGCCATTGCCGCTATGCCTCGCGGTTCCGTCATGATTACGTGGAAAACCCGTGTATGGGTATCCGGTACAGGTCAAAGTGCAGACGGTGACCGGGTATGGTTCTCCACCATCGACGGTACAGGCCCGCACCCTGAAACATGGGGCGCACAGGATTTCTTCGACGTGGCTCCCGGCGAGGGCGGCTTTATTACCGCCATGATCCCCAGCTTCAACAACCTGATTATCTTCAAGAATGACGGTACATGGCGGTACAGCTTCCCAGCAGACCCGGCCAAGGGTTCTGTGGACAAGATTTCCGGCAATGTCGGCTGTGCCGGTCGTAATGCCGTAGTGGATTTCGAGAACTATATCTACGTCTACGATCAGGGCCGGGTATATGAACTGGTGAACTCCAACTATACCCAAATTAACCGTTTCGTCCGGTTTACCGAGGACGGTTTGGGTGTGGATTCGGTAGCCAATGGCGTCGAAATGAGCATCATTAATAGGCGTCTACTGGTGCGGTACTTTAACGCGCTCTTTTGCTTTACTATTGACAGCAAATCGTGGAGTCAATGGCGCACGTATTCCGGTACACCGGGGGAATTCATTGAATTGCCCGGTAGCAGTGATTCCTCTGCCCCGTCAGTTTTTATTGCGGCCAGCAGAGGAACCACGCAAGCGGCCTCGTCCAACTTTATACCGGATTCCAGCTTTGCCGATGCGACTATAAGGGCCGCTCGCGCCGCATTGGTTGGCGGATCGGTAAGTTATGCCGGGGTCAGTGCTACCTTTCAGTCTACCGCATTGGCATCAATGCAACTAAATAGCAGTGGATCGCTAACCGACTACAATATACCGGTAAGTACCTCACAGCAATTCCAAGCAACACTGACTGTGGACTCTATTACGGGTACTTTTGTGGTCGATGTGACCTATCTATTGACCAACGGCTCGACCAGTGTACTAACGTCCGCCAATATGACCACTACCGGGGCTAAGACCTTCAACTTTACTACCCCGGCAGGAGCTATTCTGGCGCGTATTTCGGTACGTTCCACGGTAAACGGCACCATTACCTACAGATTACCCAACTTTAACCGGACTACGGTGACCGCACCCTTTAATCTGATGCGTATTACCGACACATACCCCGATCAGGCGGCGGCAATCGAGTATATCGACTGCTATTTCCAGACCAAGAGCTACGATTACAAGGCACCGGGCAATTTCAAGCGTATTTACTGGGCTGGTATGGACGTGAAATCCACCAGACAGATTACAGCGGAATCTAGGCCGGTTTCGAGGGTCGTTCCTATCCTGTGGAGTCAATTGGAGGCTTATACCTTCGATGAACTGGCTCAGGGGGTGTGGGGTAACCCGCTTTCGTGGCTTACCAGTGTTATTGCCGATGTAGACCTGCTACCGGAGGACTTATTGCCCTCTGAAAACGGAAGATACTTCAAAAAGTTCGCTGGTGCCATGAGGTTCCGGCAAATGTCCTATATCATCCGTATGTCGAGTCTCGGTAATGCGGATACAGGGCCTATTAAGTTCTTCTCCATTACCACATATGTAAACACAAAGCAAGAAGTCGTTGACGCATCTACCTAAGCAGGTAATATAATACTATGTACGGAGCCATGAAGCGCCTTGACCCGAACGTTTCCGGTTCTAAGGCCAACAGTTATGCACTGGGTAATAGGACGTATAACGGAACCTCGCCAAGTCCTCATTCGGGTAGCGGCGGTGTGAATCCTGCGGGCTATATAGACCGTGAGCGTCAAGCCGCTGTTAAGCGGAACCTTCTTCTTAAACAAGCCGCTAATAAGTGAGGACACAATGCCAAGATATAACATGTGGGAATCAGACGCCGTAAATGATCCCAATAAGATTACGGCCAACCCTGCCGCTAAGCTGACGTATGATTCCCCGGCTATTAGCACGTATAGCCCGAATACGGGATACAGCGCGCCTTCGGGCAATGTCCTGCCGGGAACGTCCTTTGCACAGTTCTTCCCGCAGTCGAACGGTGTCTATCAGGCCAAGCCCAACCCGGCCCCGGTGGTAGACCCTACGCCCGCCCCTCCAGCGCCCCCTGCGCCTCCTGTGGGCGGTCGTCAGGCATATAACGCTATGGATGCCACTGGAAGGGCCTCAGCGGACGAATCGTGGCTTGGCG